GCGGGTCGGAAGCAGTGATTGAATTGCGAAGACCCGTTCCAGAAATTCTTCGCGCACCATCGGACGTTCAAAACCGCCCTGATCTGTCGCGGAGACGAATTGAATTCGACTCCCCGGAATTCCGAATTTCCTCTGGAGTTCTTCGGGGGCCGGCTGATCGAGTGGATCACCCTTCCACCAGACCACACATTCGGTAGGGAGATACACTTGAAAGAAGTGGCACACGTCGTCCGTAGTCCAGGAGCCCCTCTTGCCCGCGGCGGTACCCTCGTGTGTTATACACTTCCCCGTCGTAAGATCGACGCAGAGACAGGAGAAGCGAAAGGGGTCCTTGGAGCCCCATACAGAGTCCTCGATCCAGACTCCCGCAAAGTATGTGGCACCGCCCTCGGTCACGGAACTCAGCGCCTCTACGTGCGTCCCCGGGGTGAGAATGCGCACGACATCTCTGGAGATCACGGACCCCCTTGTGTCCTTTACTTGATCGTATACGACGACGACCCAACCGGCCCGAGAGAGTGTGGCGGCGTATTTGTGGAGCGACTGCTCGGGAACGCCGGCAAAGAGGGCATCCGACTTATTGGGTCCGTCTCCCTTTTTAACGGACAGGCGGACTCCGAGAATATCCACGAAGCGTTTCATGGACGTATGCGTAGAACTATTGATCGGGTCTATCCAGTCATAGAATTCATAGAATTTTCCGACTTGATAGAAAATCGCTGTATCGGGTCCATGTGTGGAACTGTGCGTTTTATAGGCCTTCACGTACTCTTCGTACATCTCGTTCGGCATTCTCTTATACATATATTGCTACGGCTTTAGGGGGTTCACCGGATAAAAATTGACGGACTACAAGCAACGTAGAGATCAAGAAATGTCGACGGAAGAGTATCACGCATTGTGGCGCAGTTCTGCTTATGAGGCCGTCCCTTATACGGATGATTTCCCAGAGGCGCTTCTGGTCCTGCCGGAATTGAGTGATGGCTCAATCGGGCAAGGTAAGGCGACGCAGATCACCTTTCGGATTTCTCTGAAGGCTGAGAATAGCAAACTGACGGTTATCGATAACGGTGGCGGCATTCGGAACGAGCGGCGTCTTCTTGCTTGGGCCGCATCCAAGGCGACCTCGAATATTCATAGGAACGGCCATGGGACCAAGAAGTGTCTTACGAAATGGGAGCAGAATTACGAGAAGGCCAAGTGGTCGATTCGCTGGAGACTCCCTGGAAAGAATTTGCAGACCACGACCGGTCCGTTTCGAGGCTATTCGTCGGACTATGTTGTGGATGATGAGGGTCTGGATACCGATACACTGATGCCGTCTGGGTGTGAGATTTCCATAGGGTTTGATGCTGCGGCTGTTCTAGGAGACCTGGCAGACAATCCGGATGGGCTCTATACGGCCATGAGGGAGATTATTCAGACTAGGTATTCGGAAGAGACGCTCTTAAATACGGAATTCATCCTGGATATTTCGCACCCTTCAAATGCGAAACTTAAGCCTCGCAGCAGCAAGAGAGAGAAGTGGCACTCATTCAAAACGTGTGTGCTGAATTCAATCAAAAGCGGGGAGGTCAGGAAACTACATGAGACGCGGCACGAGATCGAGGGAGGCCATTACATTATTGAAATCTACTATATCACTGTGGACGGGAAGAAGTCATTCGCGTTGAAGAAGGAGTTTCCGAAGTATGGTCTTAGAAGCATGCGTTCATCTCGGGCGCACGTTTCTCTTGATGGGCGGGGTATTGAGGCTGTTCCCATCTACCAGCTGATGGGGCTCGAGGCAAATCACAACGACTATAACGGCTACAAGGTGTTTGTGGACTTTGTACCGAACAAGAAGGACGACTACGGGTGTTTGCCTCTGCCGTGTACGACGAAGGTGAGTCTTTACGAGAATGATCCTGTATATAAGGCATTCACTCTAAAGTTCAAGGACGTCTTTGGTCCAGTCGAGAGGAAGAACTTTAAGGAAACAAAGCCTCCTGTTGCTGCTGCTGCTCCTGCTGTTGCTGTTGCTGCTGCTGCGCCAATTGCTGCTCCGGCGGCAAATCTTTATCCGATCGTGATTGGTCCTAAGCCTCCTGTTGCTGCTGTTCCTGCTGTTCCTGCTGTTCCTGCTGTTCCTGCTGTTCCTGCTGTTCCTGTTGTTCCTGCTGTTCCTGCTGTTCCTGCTGTTCCTGTTGTTCCTGCTGTTCCTGCTGTTCCTGCGGTAGCTCCTGCGCCCTCCGTGACATCCGTTGGTTCGTTTACACGCCTTGTCGGCTGTTCCAGGCAAGTCCTCTACGATACAATTATTCGCTTCAAGGAGAAGATCAACAATCTACCGCTAGAAGAGCTACGTAATTCGGCGACAAGAAATACTGAGCCAGGCCTCGCGCAAAAAATCCAGACTCTCTGTGAAATCCTCGATAGTATCTAAAGGGGGAGATAGTTCCGTGGGTTGAGGAAAAGCGCTCACAGAGCGCGTTTCTTCATAGTCTCCACATCCGAATAAATCTGCCGCAAAACATCCTCCGGCGCCTTCGTCTCCTTGTTCACGAGCTCCATTTTTATCAGAATATCCTTGATCTCCTTCAGCGTCTTCTCCTTCGCCGACTTGTGAATCCCCGAAGCCTTCTTCAGTTTCCGAGTAAATCCGCTCAAATTCATCTTCAACATTTTCACGGCCCTCTTCTTCGTTTCCGCCTTCCCACTCTTTTTCGTGAGAGCAGACGGAGCAAGAACGACCTTCGCCTTTTTGTGCGTCTTTGCGAGATGTACTTTCGGCTCTTTAGAGCCTCCCGTAACAGCTGCCGCTGGCGCAATTTCCCCAATCGGGGAAAGTTCCTCGGTCATCTTGGAACTTACCCCCATAGCGCGGGACGAATCTGTGCCGGGAACACGACTCGACACGAGCTGATCCAGCGTCCCAGGACTCATCGCCCCTCCCTCGCGAACGATCGTATATTTTTTTGGCTGTTTGCGTCGCGTTTTTCCGGCGCCGCCACCCGACTTGACCTCTTCGTAATTCGTCGGGGACAGCGATTTCGCCGCCTCATTGGATATACTGACCGTCTTCGTGGCCATATCTATACTTAAAGAGAGCTAAGTTTTTAGTAGCGCCCGTTTAAAATTTGATCCCCAATCCGCCTAAAAGTATATTCACAAATCCCGTATGCTTCCTTCCCATCATCACGTTCTTGATCTGTATTTCAAGCAGGCGGGAGGAAGGCAGATCGTATCTCATCAAATAGAGTCGTTCAACCATTTCATGGATATTGACATTCCGGAAATCATCCAGAATGTCAATCCTCTCATTGTTCGCGGAAGTCCGGAGGTACCCCTTTCAGGCCCCCGTTCCGCTCTCGCGTCGGCCACCGGACTTTCGACGACGGCGGCAAATGCGCTCATGGGTCGCGCCAACGAAGTCACGAATTTCTCTCTGGCGAACACGAAACACGAATACGAGGTGTCTCTCACGTTCCAGAACGTCTCTCTAAGAAAGCCCACCATCTTCGAGAACAATGGTGCGATTCTCCCCATGATGCCGAACGACGCCCGCCTTCGCAATCTCACGTACGCGTCCCCCCTATTCGTGGATATTCTCGTCAAGACCACCTTCATTGATAACACGAAGGGTGGCGAGCGCCAGACACGCGAGCGCCTTTTCCCTAATGTGCACATGGGGAAAATCCCCGTCATGGTGGGGAGCAAGTACTGCCTCCTGCACGACCAGAAGCATATACACCCCCGCGTTCTGGGCGAGTGTACGGAGGACTACGGCGGCTATTTCATCGTGAGCGGCGGCGAGCGCGTCATCATTTCGCAAGAACGGATGTCGGAGAATCGCCCCGTCGTCTTCCGAAACAGTCGCACAACAACGAAAGAGAAGGAGGTGATTGAAGTGAAGTCCATCGGTCCGGACAACGATCAGGTCCCCAAGACGAACGGAGTGAAGGTCATGTACCACCCGAAGAATCCGCAGATTCTCCTGTTGCGCGCGACCATGCCCCGCATCAAGACGGAGATTCCGATCTTCATCCTCTTCCGTGCTCTGGGCGTTCTTGCTGATAAGGACATCGTAGAACTCATTATCGGATCGGAGGAGGACACTACCTTCATGAGTATCATGGACGAGTCTATCCAGGAGTCGAGTGACGTTCAGACACAGGAACAGGCCCTCGCCTGGATGAGTACCCACGTCCACAGCTGGTCCTCGCGCACGGTTCGCCAGATGAAGATCGATGACATTCTCGACATTGAGCTCTTCCCGCACGTCGGCATTACGCGGCAGTCCCTGTATGCGAAGGCGTGCTACCTGGCCCACATGACTCGCAAGATCCTCTGGGTAATGACGAATCGCATTCCGAACGATGACCGGGACGGATACCCGAATAAACGTGTGGACCTGCCCGGCTTTCTCCTTGCCAACCTGTTCCGCAGCTATTTCACGACGAAGATGGTCCGCGACATTCGCTCCTCGCTCGCAAAGGAGATTCACGGCGGCGGCTGGAAGGCGAACGGAGCGTTCCAGGACATTCTGAACGTGAGCAACATCAACAAGGTCATCAAGTCCGTTATTATGGAGGTCGGCATGAAGACTTCTTTGGCCACGGGGAATTTCGGCTCCGTGAAGATCGGTGGGCCGTCCAAGATCGGCGTTTCGCAAGTTCTGAACCGGCTGAATTACGTCTCGGGGATCTCGCATTTGCGCCGTATCAGTACGCCGATTGAGAAGACAGGGAAACTGATCGCCCCGAGAAAGCTGCACAATACGCAGTTCGGCTTCATCTGTCCTTCCGAGACGCCAGAGGGGCACTCGGTAGGTGTGGTGAAGAACATGTCGTCGACGGCGATCGTCAGCATCTACAGCAATCCGAAGACGGTACGTGAATTCATCGAGACGATGCGTACAGTAGTACCTCTCGAGAAAAGCAGTATCACCGAGAAGCACTCGTCAACGCGCATCTTCATCAATGGGGCCTGGATCGGGACCATTCCGGTTGACAAGACGACGGACACGGTCGAGCGCCTCCAATCGGCGAAGCGCTCAGGCCGCATTCATATTCAGACGGGGATCATCTGGCGCTCATCGTTGCGCGAGCTCTGGATTACGACGGAGGCGGGGCGGATGTTGCGCCCCCTGTTCTTCGTGCGCGCCCTCAAGGAGATCGCGGCAGACACCTCCGGCGAACTCCTCAAACAGATTCACGGCATTACTCGCTGGGAGGAACTTCTCGTGTGGAAGAGTCCTAAAGGCGAGAATCTCGTCGAGTACATTGATCCCGGCGAGACGGAGCATTCCTATATCGCGATGAAGGCGATCACCGCGCTCACGGACGACTATACCCACGCCGAAATCCACGCGAGCACCATTCTCGGCACTCTGGCGAGCAACATCCCTTTCCCGGATCACAATCAGTCTCCGAGAAACTCGTACCAGTGTGCGATGGGGAAACAGTCGATGGGGATGTTCGCCCTGAATTTCCGGGAGAGGTTCGACGCGATGGCGCACCTCCTGTGCTATCCACAGGTGCCATTCGTGTCTCCGTACATGAGCCGATTCTACGGGGCGCAGACGATGTCCTGTGGGCAGAATATCATTGTGGCGATCATGACCTATACGGGCTACAACCAGGAGGACTCTGTTATGATTAACAGGGGCGCCCTCGACAGGGGGCTCTTCCGCAGCATCTTCTACCGGACCTACAAGGACGAGGAGCGGAAGAATCAGAGCAGCGGTGAGGAGGAACGGTTCGTGCGACCGGACCCGACTCTGACGAAGCAGATGAAGAACGGGAATTACGAGAAGTTGGATGAGACCGGGTTCGTGCCCGAGCAGACCTTCGTGGATACGGATGATATCCTTATTGGGAAGATCGTGCCTTTGCGTGTGCCGACGGGGATGGTAGTTCCTGTGGGAGCGAAGATTTACAGGGACGTCTCGCGCACGATGCGCAACAACGAGGTCGGCTGGGTGGATCGCATATTCAAGAATCGGAACGGCGAGGGCTACTCGTTCGCAAAGGTGCGTATGCGCCAGGACAGAATTCCGGAGATCGGGGACAAGTTCTCTTCCCGACACGGCCAAAAGGGTACTGTGGGAATGATTCTCAATCCGGAGGACATGCCCCAGACCGCGTCGGGCCTTGTCCCCGATATCATTATCAATCCGCACTGCATTCCGAGCCGCATGACGATTGCGCAGCTGATGGAGACGCTTCTGGGGAAGATGGGCTGCGAACTCGGCTGCCTGGGCGACGGCTCGCCCTTTAATGATGTGACGCTGGAGGGCATTACGAAGATCATGCGGGACAACCTCGGTATGGAGCCGCACGGCAACGAGATCCTCTTCAACGGGTTCACGGGGCGCCAGATGGAGACGAGTATCTTCATGGGCCCATGCTACTATCAGCGGCTACGCCACTGCTCGGCGGACAAGATGCACTCCCGCTCATCGGGTCCGCTCGTGATGTTGACGCGCCAGCCGGCAGAGGGGCGCGCGCGCGAGGGTGGCCTCCGCTTTGGAGAGATGGAGCGGGATTGCGTGGCTGCACACGGCGTCAGCGAATTCACGAAGGAGCGTTTGATGGAGTGCTCGGATCTGTTCCGGTGCTGGAGTTGCCAGGATTGTGGCCTCATCGCCATTGCAAATCCCCGAGAGGGTATCTGGCTGTGTAAGGGCTGTGGGAACACGACGAACTTCTCGGCGATTGAGATCCCGTATGCTTATAAACTGCTCCTGCAGGAGTTGGAGACGATGTCGATTTCAAGCCGCATCATTACGCAGCAGAAGCTGTTGCGAACCATTTATGAAACCGAAAAGGCGGAGGTATAAGTAAGGAGAGAGCAAATGCCGAGATCACGTGCAGCGAGTGTAGTTGCGGCGAAGCACCATACATCACAGGCTCGACATCATTCCACGAAGGTTGCCACGAAGACGGCGCAAATCACACATCATCAAAAGAAGTTGCAAATGTATACAAAAACAGGCGATAAGGCGAAAATAGCCAAGCATAAAGCGGCTCTCGCACAGCATACAGCGCGCAAGAAGCACCATGAAGCCGAGTTGGCTCGTCAAAAAAGGTTACAAAGAAGCCATGAAAATGCGGCGGCACCGGATAGCCGCATGATGAAAGGACTGAAACGTGTTGGTAAAACCGGGTTAGCGAGTATAGGTGCCCTAGGAAGCATCGGTGCTGCTCTTATAAGTGGAGCAGCAACTCTCGCAGCGGCTGCAATGAATGCTGCCGCACTCGCCGCCGCCGCCGCCGCGAATGCAGCGAATAATATTCCTGGGCCAGGAGGTGCTGGTCCAGGGAGTGGGTTTAGTTCGGGTGATAGTGGTATTAACACAGGTGCTTCTGCAGCCCCAGTAGAACCTGTGCCGGAGCTACCAGAGGTTGAGCTGCCTCCAAAAGACTGCAGTAAGCCTGAAACGATAGAGGCGAATTGTATAGATGATTTCAATAAAGAGGTATACGAAAATGAAACTGTAAAGGGATTTTATGGAAATCCCAGTTTTCAATACATAATGGCGAATTCAGCGGCCCTCGTAGGTTTTTTTACGGATGAACTGGAAGAGCTAGTAGGTTGTTATGCTGGGAATATGGAATGCTGTACACAATACAAAGATGCTAATTCGGACGAGTTTAAACAATGTATAGCAGCAATGCCCTCGGATCCCACTGAAGCATTTGCACCCCCAGGTTCCGCTGAAACTGTAGAGGCCGCTGCTGAAGCTGCCGCTGAAGCCGTCACCACCACTACCACTGCCGCAGGCGGAGGAACAAGAGCAAGACGTACAAAAATAGGTGTAAGACGCACACGCAGATCCTCCCGCCAGTAAAATTTAACGCGACCCGGCCGGGAAAAACCTTTCCGAACAGATGTATAGTATGCGAGTTGAGAAGCGTAACGGTTCTTTTGAGGCGGTCTCGTTCGACAAGGTTCTCGAGCGAATCCGCAAGGCTTCCAAAGGGCTCCAGGTAAGCCCTGACGCCCTCGCTCAACAGATTCTTGCGCGCATCGTTAACGGCATCAAAACGAGCGAGCTCGACGATCTCACGGCGCTCAGTGCTGCCTCCCTCTGTACGACACACCCCGACTGGGGTACACTCGCCTCTCGCATCGCCGTATCCAATCACCAAAAGAATACGCCGACAAAGTTCTCCGATGTGATCGGGACCCTTTCTACCCAGCACCACGTTTCCGGGTCGAGCATCTCCTACATTTCTGCAGAACTCGCTGAGATCACGAAGGCGCATGCCGAGACCATTGATGCCTATATTCAGCACGAGCGCGACTACCTCTTCGACTACTTCGGCTTCAAGACCTTAGAGAAGGCCTATCTTCTCCGCGATACCTCCATGAAAATTCTAGAGCGCCCTCAGCATATGTGGATGCGCGTGTCCCTCGGCATCTGGGGCGAGAATCTCGCCATGGCCTTCAAGACCTACGATCTCCTCTCCACGAAGCGCATCACCCACGCCACGCCGACCCTCTTCAACGCGGGAACGCCGCGAGCACAGCTGTCCTCCTGCTATCTTCTGGCCGTCGCCGACGACAGCATTGCCGGTATCTATAAGACGCTAGGCGACTGCGCGGCTATTAGCAAGTACGCCGGCGGAATCGGCCTCCATCTGCACAATATTCGTGCCCGTGGCTCGCTCATTCGCGGAACGAACGGCACGAGCAACGGCCTCGTACCCATGCTCCGCGTGTTTAACAATACGGCGCGCTACGTTGACCAGTGCTTTACTCCCGACACCATCATCTTCACTGCCGCAGGTCCCAAAGCGATTGAGGATGTTGGTATGACTGACAAGGTGCTTACAAGCACAGGGGCATACGAATCTGTTCGCCTTCCTGTTCGCCACGAGTATACAGGCGATATGCTGGATATTCAACTAAAGAATGCGATCTACCCTGTTCGTGTAACCCCTGAGCACCAGATCTTCGCCCTACAGGGGCAAGCGCGCGGCCTAAACTTCGAGGTTATTCGTAATCGCCTTGAGAAGAAGTTGAAAGAGCCCGAGTTTGTCGACGCAAAGGACCTTCTGCCTGGCGATTTCCTGGTGTTTCCAGTGCCGACGCACGTGGAGGATAATGAGAACATCACAGAGGAGGATTGCCGTTTCTATGGTATTCTTCTAGGCGATGGGCACATCTCTAACACTACCGCAGGTGCCTCTCTCAATACCGAATCAAAGAGTGAGACGCTCGCCTTTGTGGAAGAGTATCTTATCAAGCGTGGGGTACAGTCTAGGCGTTATCCTTACGAGGGCAGCAGGAATGGTGTTCACGTAAAGTGGTCCATCAGCTCTCCCGGGTTCAAGTTCACTCGCTCCCAGCTCTACGACGCAAATAAACAAAAGAAGATAGATACTGCCTTCCTCCATCTACCCGTGAACAAGATCAAGGAGATTGTGCGCGGCCTTATTGAGACCGATGGATGTGTTGGAGAGAAGGAGATTTCGCTTGAACTCTCCTCATACCCATTGATTGAGGGGTTCCGATACCTCCTACTTCGCATGGGAGCTCTCGCATCTGGCTATGAGCGGAATCGTGTAGGGAATGTCTCTTCCACTCGTGATATTCAAACGACGCTCCCTACAGCCGTTGTGCGTGTTCCGAGGATTCCCGAGATCCTGCAGATGTTTCCCAAGGCGCCAAAGGGAGAGTATTTCACCTTCCTTCGCCACGAGAACAACATATATTCGCGCATTCAGGATATTACCTATACTAAATATGAGGGTGTTGTGCATGATTTCGAGATTGAGGGGCCACACGATTACGTGGTTGCGCACATGGGTATCGTGCACAACGGTGGCGGTAAACGCAACGGCTCCTTCGCAATGTATTTGGAGCCGTGGCACGCCGACGTGGAGGACTTTCTGCGCCTGAAGCTGAATTCCGGGGCCGAAGAGGAGCGGGCGCGGGACCTCTTCTACGCCCTCTGGGTCCCCGACCTCTTCATGCGCCGCGTGGAGGCCGACGAGTCGTGGTCGCTCTTCTGCCCCGATGAGGCGCCTGGACTCTCCGACGTTCACAGTGCGGCCTTCGATGAGCTGTACGAATCGTATGAGAAGGCTGGGCGGGCGCGCTCCACAGTCTCGGCGAGGAAGCTCTGGTTCCAAATCCTCGAGACACAGATGGAGACGGGGACACCCTACCTCCTTTACAAGGACGCCGCGAATTCCAAATCGAATCAGCAGAATCTGGGGACAATCAAGTCCTCCAATCTCTGCACGGAGATCATTGAGTACTCGTCGCCGACGGAGACGGCCGTCTGCAATCTCGCGTCCATCGCTCTCCCCTCCTTCATTAAGGAGGACCGCTCGTTCGACTTTGACGCTCTAAGAGAGACGGTCAAGGTGCTCGTGCGGAATCTCAATCGCATCATTGACATCAACTTCTACCCGACACCCGAGACGAAGAAGTCCAATATGCGCCATCGCCCTATTGGGATCGGCGTCCAGGGTCTCGCCGACCTCTTTGCCGAGCTTGATATGGCCTGGGAATCCGATGAGGCCCAGGTGCTCCACAAACTCGTCTTTGAGAACATCTATTTCGCCGCCGTGGAGGAGAGCGCGGCGATTGCTCTTGTGGAGGGCGCCTATGAGACGTTTGCCGGCTCCCCGATATCCAAGGGGATTCTTCAGCCGGATATGTGGAACGTAAAGCCGATGTCGGATCTGGATTGGGCCGGGCTCCGCTTAACAGCCGCGCGCGGTGTTCGGAATTCGCTCCTTATTGCCCCTATGCCGACTGCGTCGACCTCCCAGATCCTCGGCTTTAACGAGTGCTTTGAGCCGTTTACGACCAATATCTACACGCGCCGCACTCTCGCAGGGGAGTTTATCGTGATGAACAAGTATCTCATTAAGGAGTTGATTAGCCTCGGTCTCTGGTCCGATGGAATGAAGCAGCGTATTATCGCCATGAACGGAAGCGTTCAGGGAATTCCCGAAATCCCTGAAAGCCTACGTAAAAAGTCCAAGACGGCGTGGGAGTTGCCACAGAAGTTGCTGATCGATATGGCGGCGGATCGGGGTGCCTTCATCTGCCAGTCGCAGAGCCTGAATCTCTTCGTGGCCGATCCGACGAACTCGAAGTTGACGTCCATGCACTTCTACGGCTGGAAGAAGGGACTCAAGACGGGCTCTTATTATCTGAGGACGAAGGCGCCCGTCGTGGCACAGAAATTCACGATCGACCCTCGTCTTCTTGCCGCCGTGGAGGGTACTAAACATATTTACAACGATTCCGACGACGAAGAGGAGCCCACATCTGATAGGGAGGCCCTCTTAGAAAAGAAGGCGCGACTTGCAGCCGAGGAGCGGCAGCGCTTACGCAAGGAATTCGAGAACAGTGAGTCTACCGATGACGTGTGTACGAACTGCTCGGCCTGATTCTACCGTGATGTGCTGAAGTTAAGTACCCCCTTTAGGGGGTACTTATATTATGCCTACATCACTACTGTAGGCATGTAGGCTAAGTTAGGTACACCCCAAGGGTGTACCTAACTTTGGCACATGCCGTTAACGGCATGTGCCAAAGTTCATTTGTCCCCATCCATTTTTTCTAAGAGATAAATATAAATGCTTGCCGAAGTCGTTCTGTTCGTTCTCCTTTCTCCCGGCCTCCTCTTAACTCTTCCCCCGGTTGGGAAGAAGATATTCATGAGCTGCCAGACATCCGTGCTGGCCGTCTTCGTACACGCGATCGTCTTTGCGATTCTTCTCTCCTATCTGCCGTATATCCCCATTCTGAATCGCCTGGACGGGTTTCAGGGAGCCGCCGGCTCGAAGCCTAATGGTGCGGCTGCTATGGCCTCTCCTGCGGCGGCAAAGGCCGGATCTAAGTAGCCAACGTAATACCCGCCAATCCGTGAACGAATATAAGGAATTCCTTCGGGAATCCCCAGAAACAGCCTGGCGTAACATCCGCATCGGATGGTACGCGACGGCTGGACGCATTTTTTCCATGACTAAACGCCACGATGATCTGCTGCGGAGGAATCTCCAGACAGTCTCTATCGCGCCCCTGTAAAAATCCCTCACCCTCACCCACTACAACACCTGCAGGAAACCCCTTCTCCTCCCAAAATGACCGATGAAATGTCAAAGTGGCCTCCGACACTCGCTGAGACAGAGGAATATCCATCGGAGGAACATTCACCGCACTAATACCTTTCACAAGATCGTAGCAAGCGATCGTCGTCGCAGCAACACAGCGCGGGCGCCACGGATGTAGTGTGAGCCACGCCACCCGTCTCCGGAAACTCGTCTCCGGATAATGATCGTCGTCATCCATATACAGAATAATTTCGTTGCTCGCCGACTTGACTCCGATGTTCCGCTTCTCCGAAACGGCCGTCTTGCTCTTCAAAGGGACATACACGAATTTCATAGGTGGCGCCGCTTCTCCCACCTGGACGATACGATCCGAGTTCTGTTCTGCCGGATCATCTGAATCGTCCACAATGATCCACTCAATCTTGTCCTTCGGATAATCCGTGATCATCATGGAATGGCAGGCCAGATCGAAGAATTTCTTGCGATTGTAGATCAACGTGACGACCGAAATGTGGGGGCAGTCCGCAAGATCCAGTTTCGGCGGCATGAATTTCATCTCCGGAGGACGAGGGCACGGAGGGAACAGGGCCTTCCACGTACGAGCAAAGGTCGTCCAACGCGAGTCCAACAGGGTCTTATTGGATACGGTCTTCTTCGCCATAAAGGCCGTCATCGCCGCATCCAGACTTTCCCGCAAGGCGTCCACATCTGCCCCCGCATCAAAATAGCGATTCTCTAGTTTCGAAGGGAGGAAATGCACGGATGAAATGTCCTTATATGTGTCAAGATACGTCGGTAAAGAATTCAGAATCGTGAAGGCCCCGACAGAGAATGCCTCTGCCGCCGTGTAGCCGTAGCCCTCCGCCCGAGAACAACAGACGTGCCCTCGGTACTCCGCAATCATTGCCTCACGCTCCGACTGCGGCACATCGCCCACACGTATTGTCACATTTGGCAGAACCTCTAACCCGTCCAGATCAAGATCCGTAACAGACGTAATCGTGAGTCTCGGATATGTGGGCCGCCATGCCGCAAGAAGAGTGCGGACATAGGCCCGCTTATTCGCAGACGCCCCGATCAGCCACAGGAACTCATCGCGCGGAGGGCGGACGGGTTTCTGCGTTGTCGGGGGAGTCGTCCACGGCATATAGACGACTTTTGTGCCTACGAGGGCCTTGAATTGCTGTAGCGCAGTCTGATCCTTCACGATAATATGATCGAACCGGCTGAGATAGGGATTCCATGCATCCGGATTATACAACTCCGGATTGACTACAAGACAATTCTTCGTCGCAAAGGGCGCCCAGCCGAAAATGGGGACCTCCAAATGAATCAGTAGATCCGAATACGATGGGGGCTCAAGAGGGTCACAATGGCGTACCGAGTACTTCGTAGACGCGAAAGCATTGCGAATAATATCCACGTCTCTTGAAAGCCCGTACTGATTCGACTTGGACGCGAGCACAGTGACCAGATAGGACATTTCTAGATTAGTATTCTGGGAGGCAGTTTAGATGGTCGGTTCTGATAACGGCATGTGCCGTTAAGCATATTTTATGTGCTAACCGGTAGTGTGATGCAGGATCTGGGATTTTTAACATGGAAAGACCCGTATGATTGGATGGAAACGAA